CAAAATCTATTTCCTGCAGGTGGTAAGTATGTTACCTTAACAGAAGGTGAGATAGATGCTATGTCTATTTATCAAATGATGGGTGAGAAATGGGCTGCTGTATCTATTAAAACTGGTGCAGCTGGTGCAGTAAGAGACTGCAAAGCTTCCTATGAATACTTAAATAAATTTGATAACATTGTTATTTGTTTTGATAATGATGAAGCTGGTAAAAAAGCTGCTTCAAAAGTAGCACAACTCTTTGAACCTAACAAATGTAAAATAGTTAACTTAGCTTTAAAAGATGCTAACGAATATCTTGTTGCTAATAAAAGAGTAGAGTTTAGTAAAGCTTGGTGGGACGCAGAAATATACACACCTGCTGGCATAATCAACTTAGCTAATCTTAAAAATAGTTTATATGAAGAAGACTATTGTGAAACTTGTATGTACCCTTGGGATGGTTTAAACAATAAAACTTATGGTATGCGTACAGGAGAGTTAGTTACTTTTACAGCTGGTGCTGGTATGGGTAAGTCATCTATTACTAGAGAGCTTATGCATCATATATTAAAAAGCACAAATGATAATATAGGTGTCTTAGCTTTAGAAGAAAGTATNAAGAAAACTGCATTTAATATTATGTCAGTAGANGCTGATGCAAGATTATATATTAAAGAAATTAGAGATCANTTTGATAAAGATAAATTAAAAGANTGGGAACAAGCTACTATAGGTACTGGAAGGTTTTATGCTTTTGATCACTTTGGTTCTATACATAATGATGAAATATTAAATAGAGTACAGTACATGGCTAAAGCTTTAGATTGTAAATGGATTATACTAGATCATTTATCTATTCTAGTAAGTGGTCAAGAAGGTGATGATGAAAGAAAATCTATTGATGTTCTTATGACTAAGCTAAGATCTTTAGTAGAACAAACAGGTGTAGGTTTACTATTAGTATCACATCTACGTAGACCATCAGGTGATACAGGTCATGAGAATGGTAGAGAAGTTACTTTGTCACATCTTAGAGGTTCTGCATCTATAGCTCACTTGTCTGATTGTGTTATAGCTTTAGAAAGAAATCAACAATCAACTGATCCTATCTTAGCTAATACAACTGTAGTGCGTATACTTAAAAATAGATATACAGGTGACACAGGTATTGCTACTAACTTAGTGTATGATAACTCTACAGGTAGAATGACAGAAAGAGAACCTGAATTAGATGCTACTCTTAATGAATTTGAAATAGTATAATGACTGATATATTAAAAATAACTCCTGCAGCTAACGAACATTTAACAAAATTAATACTTGACAAAAAAGTAGAAGGTGTTATGTTAGCTGTAGATGGAGGAGGTTGTGCTGGATTGAGATATAGTTGGGAATTAATAGATAAGGATGAAGATATAGAAGAAAGAGATAAGATTAATTTAAGTTCTGGTTTTTTATATGTTCATCCTACAGCTACATTAAGTGTATTAAATACTATTATAGATTATATAACTGACATAGCTGGCTCTTCACTTAGAATAACCAATCCTAATGCAACAGCTAGTTGTGGTTGTGGGGAGAGTTTTTCAATATGATTAACATGTGGAAACATTACTGTAAAGTAGAAGAAGATGATATAGAAATAGGTGAAGGAGAAGAATGTAATTGGTGTGGTGAAGAAGAATCTTTTGGTGGTGAGAATAAAAATATTGATATAAAAAAGGATTGTAAGGATGACAATAGCAGTAGTTGATATAGAAACGAATGGTTTAAAGAATGAAGCTACAAAAATACATTGCATAGTAGCTAAAGAATATACAACAGGTAAGATTAAAACATGGGTACAAGATGAATGTAAAGAGTTTGGTGAGTGGTCTAAGTTAGTAGATACTTTTATAATGCATAATGGTTTATCTTTTGATGCACCATTATTAAATAAGTTTACTAATTCGTCTATACAGTCTAATCAAATTAGAGATACTTTATTAGAGTCTCAACTATTTAATCCTATTAGAGATAAAGGGCATAGCCTGAGAGCATGGGGAGAGAAGTTAAATTTTAGTAAAGGTGAAGTAGAAAGTTTTGATGACTATACTCCTGATATGTTAACGTATTGTATACAAGATGTAGAATTAACTTTTAAAGTTGCTAAGTATTTAGAAAAAGAAAGTAAAAACTTTTCTAAACAATCTGTAATATTAGAAAATAAAATAAGAATTATATTAGATCAACAAGAAGAAAATGGTTTTACTTTAAATTTAAGAAAAGCATCTGAGTTGATGGCTACATTACAAGATGAAGCAGATACATTAGTAGAGAAAGCACAGAAATTATTTCCAGATACTGAAGTTCAACTTAAAACTAAAGTTAAATACATACCTTTTAATATAGGTAGTCGTAAACAAATAGCTGAAAGACTAATGGAAAGAGGATGGGAACCTAAACTTAAAACAGATAAAGGAAATGTAATTGTTAATGAAGAAGTATTGAAGACGATTAAATTACCAGAAGCTAAAATGTTTTCAAGATATTTATTATTACAAAAAAGAGTTGCACAAATTAAGTCTTGGATAATATTATGTGATAAAGATAATAAAGTACACGGAAAAGTAATGACATTGCGTACTATTACAGGACGTATGGCACATAACTCACCTAATATGGCACAAGTTCCTGCAGTTTACTCACCTTATGGTAAAGAATGTAGAGATTGCTGGACTGTTTCAGACTTAACTAAATACTCTTTAGTAGGTACAGATGCTAGTGGATTAGAGCTAAGATGTTTAGCTCATTATATGAATGATACAAAGTTTACTAATGAATTACTTACTGGAGATATACACACAGCTAATATGGAAATGGCAGGTTTAACTAATAGAGATCAAGCAAAGACTTTTATATATGCTTTTCTTTATGGAGCTGGAGCTGCAAAAATAGGTAAGATTGTTGGTGGAGGTGCTAAGAAAGGACAACAATTAATAGATAGGTTTTTATCGAATATGCCAGCTTTGAATGCTTTAAGAACTAAAGTTCAAAGAGCTTCTCAAAATGGTATAATTCGAGGACTGGATGGGAGATTACTACATATCCGTAGTGCACATAGTGCACTTAACACTTTAATACAAGGTGCAGGAGCTGTAGTCTGCAAGCATTGGCTTCTTGAGATAATGTCTTCAATTAAAATGACAAGAATAGATGTCAAGCTTGTTGCTTCCATCCATGATGAATATCAATTCGAAGTAAACAATAAAGATATTAATACCTTTGGTCAGATCACTAAAGAAGCTATGAAGAAAACACAACAAGTATTAAAACTTAATTGTGAGTTAGATAGTGAGTGGAAAATGGGAGAAACGTGGGCAAGTACACACTAATATGTTTTTTTTTAAATTAATTGTTGACAATATTTTAAAAATATGAGATAATTTTATATAAATTAATCAATTAATAATCTCTCTTTCGAGAGAGCTTATTAATTTCAATAGTAAAGGAAGTAAAATAATATGGTAATATCAGGTAAAGCTTATTGGGCATCTATCGCAACTCCAAATACTACATTTGATGTAGATGGTGTATGGACTGTTGACGTAGGTAATTTAAATAAAACTGCAATCGATCAACTTAAAACTGATGGGTTAACTGTCAAGAATAAAGGTGATGATCGTGGTGATTTTGTAACTATTAAAAGAAAAGTACGTAGAAAAGATGGTCAGATGAATCGTACTCCTGATTTAGTAGATGCAAAGAAAAGACAAATGACTAATACTATGATTGGTAATGGATCAGATATTAATGTTCTTTACTCTACATATGATTGGGAGTTTAAAGGAAGACAAGGAACTTCAGCAGACTTAAAGTCTATACAAGTAACTAATCTAATACCATTTAGTTCAGGTACTGAAGAAGAGTTCGAAGAAGTTGAGGGATACGCAGATGACACAGCTAATCCTTCTGAAGCATTTGCTTAATCCTTAACTTGATAAAGGGAATAGAGGGGTGGTTTTTATCGGTGACTGCCCCTTTATTTTTAGATATATATGAAAAATATTAATACACTAATAGAAGATATTTATAAATTATTTGAAGTAGATAATAAATGTGAGTTAGATAAAAAAGAAATAGAAAAAACTTTAGATAATTTTGCAGTCGAAGTAAGAGGAATCTTACAGGAGTATCTATTTGATGAGCCTAAGAAGAGATCTAATTTAAGATTATCAGCTATAGGTAAACCTGATAGACAGTTATGGTATGACTTACAAGAAGGAAAGAAAGAAAAATATTTTGATTCTCCAACACGAATTAAATTTTTGTATGGTCATCTATTAGAAAGTTTATTATTAACTTTTACAAAATTAGCAGGTCATACAGTAACAGAAGAACAAAAAGAAATAAGCGTAGCAGGAGTTTTAGGACACCAAGATTGTCGTATAGATGATATGTTAGTTGATGTTAAGAGTGCATCAGGTGCTTCTTTTAAGAAGTTTGCTAGTGGTAGGCTAAGTGAAGATGATCCTTTTGGTTACATAGGACAACTATCAGCTTATGCAGAAGATAAAAAAGATAAAGAAGCTGCTTTTTTTGTAATAGATAAACAAAGTGGTCAATTAACTTTATTAAAAATACATGAAATGGAAATGATAAATGCTGAAGATAGGGTCAACTACCTTAAAAAAATCATTAAAAAGACTACGCCACCTAGTAGGTGTTATAATGCTATACCCCATGGTACAAGTGGGAATTATAAGCTTCCTATTGGTTGCGTTTATTGTTCGCACAAGCATCATTGTTGGTCTGATACTAATGGGGGTAAAGGATTGCGGGGTTTTCATTATGCGAAAGGTATCCAATATCTTACGAAAGTTACGAGGGTACCTGACGTTTTAGAAGAAGTTAATGTTTAGATCAAAAGCTGAAGAAGATATTTATAATATATTAGAAGAACAAAATATTTCTTATTCGTATGAGAAAGGTAAGATAAATTATGAATGGTATGAAAAGAAAAAGTATATACCTGATTTCTTTTTATTAGATAATGGAATTATTTTAGAAGTTAAAGGAAGATTTAAAATTGAAGATAGAAAGAAACATTTATTTATTAGAAAACAAAAACCTTGGATAGACATACGTTTTATTTTTACTAATCCAAAAGCTAAACTTTATAAAAAAGGAAAGATGACAAATGGAAGTTGGTGTGATAAGTATGAATTTAAATATTGTTCTATAAAAGAAGGTGTACCTAAAGACTGGATTGATGAAAGAAAACGAAGCACTATTATTCACAAGATTACTGAAGAGCTCGCAGACTAAAAGTTCTAAAGAGAAATTACTTTTCTTGGCTGTAATTTTACAAGCCTTGTTAGATGCGTCTAAGCCTAAGACAAGTAATGAAAGTGAAACTTCTTTAGATGCAAGAGAAAGTGCAACTGCATGGTTCTTTTGTAGTGCAGGTGTTACCTGTAATAACTTTGAGTATGTATGTGATAATGCTAGTATAGATTCTAGTTACGTTAGATCATTTGCATATAAAGTTTTAAAGTCTAAAGAAATAGTTTTTGCTAGAAAAAGAATTAATAAATTATTAGATAGTAATAAAAATAAGGGAGACTAAAATGACCGATTATGTATATCCAAAACAACCTTCAGGTTTAAAAGAAGATAGAGGTATGGAAAGAGAAAGCTATGAAGCTTATATGTATAGAACAAATAAAGAAGAGAGAGCTATTAAAAAACAAATAGGTGGTGATCATTATAAAACTTTTCCCATTATGCCAATAGAATATATATATAAAAATAAACTTAATTTTTTAGAAGGAAACATTGTAAAATATATCTCTAGACATAGAAGTAAAAATGGAGCAGAAGATATTAAAAAGATTATTCATTATGCAGAATTAATATTACAGTTAGAATATGGAGAAGGTTAATGGCATCTTTATTAGGAAGTAATTATTTACCTACTGAGTATCAAGCATTCATTCACATGTCTAGATACTCACGTTGGTTAGAAGATGAAGGCAGAAGAGAAACATGGGGAGAAACTGTAGGGAGACTTGTGTCTTTCTTTAAGGATCATATAGATACTAATTATGAAGGAGGAGTTACAGATAAAGAGTGGAATGAAATAGAAGAATCTATTCTGTCTCTTGAGGTTATGCCAAGCATGAGAGCTCTAATGACTGCAGGTAAAGCATTAGAT